CCATCTAAGGTTGCTACTACCTCACTACCTTTGAATACATCAAAACTCCCTGAGTAGCTAAATGTATTCGCAACTCCTGTATTTTGGGAGTGTGTTTTTGTTACTTTAGTATGTGCCATTTAGTTTACTTTGGAAGATTTAATGTCTGCTGTAATCTTATTCTATTATCTAATTTCAATTTACCTTGTTCAAGAATAAGTTCTTGAATAACTGGGTGATTTTTAATAGACGCCCAACTGATTTTACCTTCCCTATTGAATAAAGCTTTTAATAATCTATTATGTAAATATGCTTTCATTGGATCTAATGCCATCCTACCTGCTCTCATATCTTCGTACATAAGTTTTATTGAAGCTTTTACTTCTGGCATCCTAGATAATGCATCTAATTTTGCCAGTATATTTCTATCACCCAAAGCTTTTTGGTAAATTGATCTTGCTTGTGGTGATCGTCTTAAACTTGTACCATCAGGAGCTGTATATGCAAATATTCTAGTATCATAGTTACTATTCCATAAAAGTTTCTGTCCTGGTCCACCATCTAATCTCATAGCAACAGGACTGCCAGCATTCCAAATAGTTTCAAAGAAATTAAATCCTCTAAGAGGTTTACCAGTAAGCATACAATGCCTTATAGGTAAGGTAGATCTTAATATAGGGTTTCTATTTCTAATATGATCCCAGAAGCTTGCATCTAACTCTCTCATAGCAGGACTAATAAGATTAGCTATATCATTTCTCATACCAGCTAAAGGCATCTGATTATTAACAAGATTAGCTACAGTTCTATTTGCAGCATATCCTGGGTTTCCACTTAATAAATCAAATAATTGCCCTAAACCTTGTAAATAGGTTTTACTGGTTGCACCTTTACCTAAAGCAGCTACTATTAATTGTAACCTTTCTTCAGCAAATTGTGGCCCCATTAATTCTAAATTATCCCCAACATCAGCAACATTAGCCATAACTAAGTTGAATGGTTCAAATGAATCATAAGATAACCATGCACCACCTATTTTTATACTACGTGGTTGCCAGCCAGCGTCCATCCATGTCTTTCTCATAGAAGCATCTGCAGGCCCATTTCCAGTCAGATTGCCACCCAGATACATAGCTGATATCATTGTTACAGCACTTGCACCTATGGCTTGTCTTCCATAAATAAGATGTTTTGCTGAAGCTAAATCATCTGCACTTTCAATACCATATTTTAATAAATCACCTGTTTTAATTGTATCTGCTGTTGCTGATAAGATATCTCTAGATTCCTTCATCATAGCCCCTACAATAGGTAGGTTCTTGACTGATACTCTAAGTCCATTTATACCTGTTCTAGCAAATAAGAAGAATGGTTTTGTTAATGGATACTTATTCATTAATGTATCTAAATCTTTAGAGAAACCTTGTAACTCAGTAGTTAAAGTAACTTCTCTAAAGTTATGTTCTAAGAAAGCATCTTTAGTTATATCGATATTACCTTGAGCATCATGTAATCTAGCAAATTCATAATCTTCTGCTTTCTTCAACATTTCAGCAGTTACCTCTATGCCAGGATGGTCATGCATTATACTTAATAACGCTTTCTTTCTGGCTCGTGCTTTAGATAATAACCATCTAAATGTATCATCAGTAGCACCTAATACTCTAGAAGACCATGATAATAGTCTACTATCATTAGCTCTACGTGCTTGGTTTGCTATATAATAAGCAGCTTTTTCTCCATCTGTGCCACTACGTTCAACCCATGTTCCCATTAAATCCCAGTTCTCATCACTCTTAGTATATGAACTGAATCTAGATTTAATTGAAGCTATATCACCATTAAAATAGGAATCTAAATTAGTTTTAAATACCTTAAAAGCATCAGGTATCAACTGAAACATAGCTTGAGTTGATGCAGCACTAGATTTAAGTGCTATTTCTGAACCTCCTCCTAATGCTGAATCTAGTCTGGCACCTAATAATGTAGCTACTTCGTTTAAATACGCATTTGCAGTAGTACCCATAATAGCTCTTAACGGTGTCTTAACACCACTAAGTATACTATTAACCATGACACCACCTAACTCTTTAGCTAATGCACCTTCTTTATGCTTATTAGCAAAATCACCTCCTACAAGCTTTTGTCTCATCCAAGCATCAAAGTCTTTCCAATTATGGATTTTATTTGACATTGAGAAGACTTCAAGTATACCTTGTGCTAATTCTTGTGAATCACTCTCTTTCAAGAATTGCATCATTAAACGTACACCATCTACACTCTCTGAATGTAATTCAGCTGTTCTAGCAGAAACAGCAGCTAATCTTTCTCCAGGAGTTAGTTTTGCTATATCTTCAGAAACTAAATATCTAGCTCTTTTAACACTTGTTAATCCAAATATAAGACGATCTGAAATAGACTTCATTGGACCATCTGTTGAGAAGACATTCCCTACATCATTAACAATACGTGCAGCTCTAGCTCTAGTTCTTAGATCTTTGAATAAAGCATTGTTAACTATATCAGCTGTGACAACATGTTCTAATGCCCAAGCTTTATAATCAGCTTTCTCTCCATCTAAGTTCCGTAATAATGGTTCCCAGAATTCTTCTACAGAATATTCACTTGCTTCTCTACCAATAATTTCTTGAAATCTTTCAAAGGCTGGTCTGAATACTTCGGTAAACGAAAGGTTTTGTGCTTCTAAATCTTTTACTAATCCTTTAAAATAAGGTTCTCCTAATAATTCTTTAGCCTTATTTTGTAGGAATTCTTCTGTATATCTTGGGGTTTCAGCAGCTTTAGATGCTTCTAATCCAGTCATAGGTGAATCTGCACTACCTGTACCAGAAGGTAGATCCATATCTAAATCTAACTGTCTATAGATATTACCTAATTTATTTGTTGAAGTTTCAGCACCTTGCCAATTATCACCAACAGGCTCATTCATTGGGTATCTATCTTTACCTTTAGGTAACTCCCCTTCTGGTGGTAACTCTGTTTTTTTAATTCCTAATTCTAATTGATTCTGACCCTGAGCTGTTTTTTGTGCATCAAGAGTTTTTGCTCCTCTTAGTAATTCATCTGCATCTGAAGTTTTTGTTAATGTACTAGGTTTAACTCTAAAATGTCTTGTTCTAGCAAATCCAACTGCACCTCGTCCTGCAATAAATAGAGCTCCAAATAAACCAGGGATACCAGCTGCTTCAGCTAATCCTTTAACTTCTTTTACAGCAGGATGATCATATTCACCTACAGCAATCCAATTTAAAGCATCTCCCCATCCTGGACCTATTTTATATAATTGATCTTGTAAAGCATTAAAGGCAGTAGGATCTTGACGATATACTGAAGTCTTCATGAAAGCTGCTTCAGATATCATATTTTGTAAAGTACCACCACCATACTTTAAATTTCTTAAATTATTATACCAGTTAAACTTACTCATTAGAAGCTTCTCTGCTCCCATACCACCTATAACAAATCCACCAAGAACTCTACTTAAATGACCAATACTTGTCCCATTATAAGGGTTTTCAATATTAGCCATTTTCATAGGATCAAACCATAATTGCTGTTCGTCCCATGCTTCACCATTTATAGTGCGTACAGTCCTTTCTGGCATTGTTAATAGACCTTGTATTAGATCTAAACTAGTACCAGCAATAGCATTCTTAGCTTCAATTATATTTGTTTCAGCATCAGCTTGGCCTGTACCAGATGTATAAGCATGCTTTCTATCTAAATAAATATCGGTAGCATTACGCTTTTTACCCCAATTCATCCAGTCACGGCCATACTCATCTCGACCATCTACAATACCATCTTGATTGGTATCATAAACATGTTTCCATCTTGGATCATTTTTATCGGTACGTTCAGCTTCGTTAAACTGTGTACCTAAAGACCGACTTTCAAAACCAGAGTGGCCAGCTTGTTTTAAGTCATCAGGGGTTACTTGAGGATTTGCTTGTTGTTCTTCTTGCTGTTGTTGCATTTCATTTTCAGCAACAGCCATTTTAGCTTCGTAACTATTTAGATCAACTTCATCTCCTAACCCAAGGGATTCAGCTGCTTTGCGTTCTGTTTCAAGTTTTGACCATGTTTCTAATTGTTCATTAGAATCGGTAAAATAAGATCCCGTAGGATCTATAAATCTTTCTTCAGCCATATGTTAAACCGTAATTGTCTTCCTTTGCCTTAGCTTTTGGAATTCTTTAATAAGTTGTAGTAGTTTTTTTGCATAAGCTGGATCTGTGGCGTACCCTTCTTGTACAAGCATTTTAGCAGCTTCTTCTATAGTAGCGGCATTATTTATACCATTATATTCACCAAAGTCATGATACCAGAGTTTAGCTAAATATTCAACAGCTGCTTCTGGAGATTCAAAGTTCTTAAACGGAGCTTGAATTGTAACAAATTTACCTCCTTCCCATTCTTGTGTAGGTAAGACTGTACTGTCTGTATCGCTATCAATTGTCTTTAAACCAAAGTAATTATTAGTACCAGTAACTTTAGTACCTCTAGCACTTTCTAACATAAATTGTGCAGCTATTAGTTCTGGGAATTTTGCCCCAGATTTTTCAGCTAAATTTACTATATAATTCCATTTATCTAAATCAGTTTTAGCTGCTTCTAAAGTCAAAGGGACTGTAGGATTAGTACCTAAATTCATAGCTATCAACTGACCAGAATAACCTTGTAAATCAGCATTTAGATAAGGAGAACCTGGTACAGTATATTGACTTAAGATATCATTATCAGTATTTTCTGGGAAAATTATTCTATATCCATATTTAGGAGGTTTTTTCGGTGATAATGCTGAAGGAGCATAACCTTGAAATCCACCAGTTGGGTATATATTATATTGACCTTTTAAATCTTCTTCAGTTATTACCTTGTCTGGATCAACTTCTTTACCATCAAGCATTGGAACAATCTTCCATTCACCAGATTCAATTTTCTTTTGAACCCATGGTAACTTCATATCAGTTGCATAATCACCAGTTAATGGATTCAAAGATTCTACAGAACCTGGTTCTCTATTATTTTGTAATACATCGTTTACTTGTTGTGCTACACCTTTCCAAATACGATCTGCTATTTCAGGATTATCACCTTCTCTTGGAGTATTATTTCCTAATAATCTTGTTGCATATAAATATTTTAATCTAGCAAGGGCATTACTATCACCACCTGTGGCATATGTAACACCTCCACCAAAATATGTATCTAATATATTCTGGTCAATATCCTGACCATCATCTTTAACCTTTAGTGCATCACCTTGAAGAAATTCCAGATCTGTTGTATCGTTAGCCTTTTGGTCAATACTCTTTTCTAACTCACTTGCTTCTTTTTGAGCTTGATTTTCCTCACCACTAGGTACAGCAATATGTCCTGACTCACTATCTATCAAACCACCTTCTGAAGATATTGTTTTTTCTACTGGTTGGTTAATAAGAAGCTGATTTTTCTGATAATTTGCTAAACAAGCTGCTTGTTGAGTAGAACAAGTTGTTGGTTTAAAACCTAATAATATATTTAGTTCATTAAATTCTGGTATATCTAATGCAATAGTAGCATTTTGAGTAGGTTCTTTTACTCTAACCTCCTCTGGTGTTTTAACACCGTGTGCTATTAATTGCCATCTTAACAATTTATCTGCTGATATACCTTGAAATTGATCGGCTATATCTTGATATAACTTAGGCATCAATGCCTTCCCTTCTAGATATTCTAATGCTTGTTTTAATTCTTTATCTGTACCTTCTAATTTACCAGCTGATGTTTGTAAGAATTCACTTGTACCATGTTTTACAAGACCTTTCTGTATAAACTCAACAGAATTATTTCGTTTCTCTCTATAGGCATCATCTGGTGGCTTACTTTCAGCAAATAAAATACTCTCTCTTCTGAGCAAACCTTGTGGTTCTAAAGCTTCTTTAATATCTTTTAGTGCTTGATTCTTAGCTTGTTCTGGGCTATACGATTCATTTGTAACATAATTATTATAGCTATTAAGAAACATATTTTTAGCATTAGTAACTCCTCTCGTGTATTTTACAGGCTGTTCACCTTTAAGGTTACCCATAGCGTTATCAACTAACTGCTCAATAACCCATGGTACACTACCTTCTCCTGATTCTGCTAAGTATTGTGTCCCAAATGCTTTACCTGATTCCTCACTTAAAACTAATATACCTTTACCATCATTGTTATCTCCTTGCTCTGCCCATCTCCAAACAGCTGGAGATGTACCCCATAAATCAGATCGAGTTATAAAACCTTGTCGGTCATATAGTTGTCTTAATCTATCTATATTTTGTTTATCATCACTACTTTGTAGAGTTAAAATATTAGACATGTATGCAGGCATAGTCTGGAATAACCCTAGATTACGACCTTTAATATACCATGCCTGAATGAACCTAGAATCAATTCTCTCACCTGGATTCTCTTTTTTCCAATTCTCGTAGTAATCTGTAAATTGCTTTTCAAAGGTCTTTTTGTCGTTGTCATCAGCCAGCAATTGCTTTCCCAAAATTTGATTTTTCTCATATTCGATATCTGCTTCCAACTTATCAAACCTACGTTTATGAGATACACCCCAAAGTGTACCATCTATTGGATTTGGTGTAGCTTTAATTTTTGCAAGTAATGTATCTGTTAAACTACCATCTACACCCATAGATTTTAGCTGATTAAAGAGTGCATCTAAAGCACCAGCATTATCATATATCTCACCTTCTGCATTTACTAAAGTACTAGCTATTAATAAAGCTCTATTGAAATCCATCCCTTCTGGATCTAGCTCAATTTCTAATAGCAATTCTTGAAGACGTCGATTAGAAGTTTCAATAGCATTCTGCTTTCGGAACTTTGACATCAAGTTTCTTTTAGCTTTCTGCTCGGCACCATCAACACCAGTTGTTGCTGCTAAAAGTTGTATTTCTTCACTAAATCCATCAATTCCATTCTGTCTTCTTATCTCTTCTAAACCTGTATTTATAGCATGTTCTTTAAAGATTAGAGGATCAGAATCCTTTCCAAAAGTATCTTTAGGTGTGAAGGGGATTCCACCTACATTAAGCTGATCTTCATTTTTAGCAAGCCAATGTGTTAATAATGGTTCTACTTTTTCATTATATAGACCTAACTTAGCTTGAGCATAAAAGGATTGTGCATGTGGAGAAAGTTTAGTGAACCTATCAGCATCTTCATAATATGCACCATTAAGGAGCATATCTCGTTTTATTTTATAGTACTCAGTATCTTGAGCTTTTAATCCTTCTAAACTTTTCTGTAAAACTGCAGCGGCTTCTACCTTTCTTTTGTTATCTTCTTTTAAAGCTTCTTCAGCTTCTTCTTTCTTACCCCTTACACGACCACCATACGCCCAAGGTATAGCACCTTGACCTTGATTCCCTCTATTTTCAAAACCTGCTCTAAAAGATGAAGTAGGAGAATCACCAACTAATAGTTTAGAAAGTCCTTGTATATTTTTAATGGATTCCTTTTCTTTAGCATTGATGTTGTTAATTTTATCCTTGGTATTCCTGGAGAATTCTTTATCTCTAAGGCCAATATTTGCTTTTAAAGCATTTATGTTACTTTGATATGTCATAAGTTAATCTCCCCAGAAATTGAAACTTGGATCTTCTAGTTGCGTTTTTGTGACAACTCTACCTACATCTTGAGTAGCCATATCAGTATCCCAAACTAATCCTCCTCCTGAATCTGTGACTACATCACGTACTGCATCTACTTTTGCATCACCCAAATTAGTCATGCCAGTATCTACAGGTTTTGTCATTTTACTGAATCCGTAAGAACTCAATGCGGATGAGGCTATACCTAATACTAAAGAAGCAGATGAAGGTCTAGCTTCTAATTCTGGTGGTATAGGTGTATGACCATGTACAGGTGGGTGTCGTACTTTCTCATATAATTGATCTATCTTACTCATAGTTTCTAATCTAGATCCTTCTTTCTTAAGCTGAGTCTCTTCTGTAGCAAGTAAAGCTTTAGCAGTTTCTTCAGCTTTTAGGAATCCAAACTTCCTAGCATTATCAGCTGCCAGTCTAGCAGCTGTAGCTCCAGTTTGCTCTCCTGCATAATCTTGAGCGTACATTTTTATCAATGCTTCTTGTACTCTAAAATCTTTATTAGCAAAGATTTGATCTAGTTGTTCATCATATTGTTCCCATTGATTAACCATAGCCCCAAACATAGCTTCCTCTTCTATGTCTGCTGCTATCACTGAGTTATTATACTCAGCATTATTCAATTGAACTTCATTCAAATAGCTTTGATTATCCCTATCAAACTTGGATAATTTAGCTCTATTGCGAGCATCTACTGCTCCCACTTTAGTATTATGTTCTGCTACCTGCCCTGCGGCTTGTACTGCGAACATTCCTGCTGATACTGGATCGCACACGGCAAAATTCTATAAAGGTTAATTGGTTAGGACCATGTTCAAGTTCCCGTAAGAACTTAAATCCTAGAAACTTTAGAAGTTTGAGATGAGCGGTATTCCGTTTATCTACAATGTTCCAAAGAAGTTTTTCTTTTCTACTTTCTATAAATCGTTTAGCTTCTCGGGCAAAGGTGAAAGGGTATTCATGGATAGCTGGGGTACATAACATCCAAACCTTGCCTCCCTCATTTACACCTGCCATACCAGCAGTCCTGCCGTTAGGCACTTCAAACCAAACTGTATCTCCATAGAAAGCAGCAAGAGGAAGATGGAGAAGTGGAAAGTGACCATGACCTTCGTATACTTCTCTATAATCATCTTCTCTAAGATTAGAAGCTACCTCAATAGCAGCTTCCATTGTAATTGGGTGAATGTATTTAGACACGTTGATAGTATCGTGGCGAGTAATCTCCTTCCCAATTCATTGAATTAAGGGTAGCAGGAGACGGGTGATTAGATTTTAAAAGTACAGTAGTATTTATATTTCTATCATATACTGGAATAGTATGTACATAATTATCTGCTATTGCAGGTTCAGATGCATCTATATTGTCCCATTCTAATGATTCAACTGTATAAGTATAATCTGCTCGGCCTCTACGTTTAAGTGTAACATCTATAACTCCAACATCACCAAAGTCAAAATTCATTCTATGTAATACTAAGGAACCTCTTGTTTCAGCTTTAATAGCTTCTCCCTCAGCTCTGGTTACATATATTTTAGGTAACTCAATAGAGAATTCATATTCATAACCAATTATTAGATCAGTATTAACTGAACTTGTAGAAGCACCAGCTTCTGTAGAAGTCTTCCAGTTTCCAGGTAATGTTATTGTTTCATTAGGAGCTGTACCTGTTATAGCAGAACCTGGTATATCATAACTCTTACCTGCTGCATCACTAGCTGTTGTACAATATGCAGTTAAGGTGTTCGAACTATAATAACCACTACCTAATGTAAAAGTAGTAGTATCAGCTGCTGTATTATATGTCATATCACCAGAAGCAATTGTCTTCTTAGTATCTAGAAATACTCTATGACTTCCTGAATCTGCTGAAATAGTATATGTATCAGGTTTGATTTTAATATCAAATTTTTCTAATGTAAATTTAGAACCATTTGTTAAGATAGCATAATATGCGTCATCCATAATACAATGATAAACTACATTATTAGGCATAGTCCATCTAAACCAAGCAGATTGTCTTCTCTTCTGACCTTGTACATAATACTTATAACCCCAGACTTCATTTGTAGCGGTATGTAATGTACTATCAACTGCAAATAGAATTAAATCATTTTCATTAGATTCAGAGGCTAATGTAATATTAGCAGGGAATAGATCTCCTATAACTTTACTTTGCTCTTCTAATACTGGTTCTTCCCTAGAACTAACTCCTCCCATTTCATAAAATCTAGCACTCTTTGCGGTGCTATTTATAAACCCTATAGTAGTACCTAAGTTAACAGGCTGGCTATTAGGATTAAATGCATAAGAAGAAAGATAACTAACTTTAGCAGTTTCAGGAGTTAATAATGCTTCAGCTCCAGAACTTAATAAGAACTGCTCACTAGCACTAAACATAACTAAACCACCTGTTGATTCAACAGCATCATATAGTTTAGTTGGATAAGTAGAACTCGACTGTAAATCAATTGGATCTGCATTGGATATAGCCATAGCAGTTTTAGCCCAGAAATTATAGAAATCATTTACTCTAGATAAAATGACTTTATCTTCTGAAAGTAGAGCAATTCTATTTCTATAGAACATCATTTTTTGTATAGGGTTTCCTACAAATGATGGTTCTGAGTTTGTGATATCATCACCTACATCTCGTTTCCCCCAGTCTGGATAATCAAATCTAAAGACACCATTGGTATAATTTCTACTAGAACCACCATTAATTGCATAGGTACCAGGTGTAACCTTGGTGAGCTTTAGTGGCATTGTATCTGGATCAAATTCTATATTAATACCAGGTTGACAAACTTCTTCCCATACACCTTCACCAAAACGAGCTGGATGTATAGTAACATTACCTGTTGTAGTACCAGATGCTGAGTCTGTAACAGTAAATGTGTTAGCATCAGCAACACTTGTTATTGTATAGTACCCATCACTAGCATTACCACTTGTAAAATCAAGGATAACCTGACTCCCATTAGCAAGGCCATGTCCAGTAGATGTAACTGTTACTGTACTACCTGATCTAGCATATGTAGCATTTTGTACAATATCAGCAGATATACCTTCAGCTTGAAACTTAAGGTAGTAATCATCCATATCTTCACCACTATTAACGATACGAACAGTATATCCGTGACGACATGTACGTGGTAAGTCTGCTATATTATTAGCTTCACTGGTTATTACATTAATTAATGTCTGCTCTGGAGTTGATACACCAAATGGTGTAGCTCTATATAAATGTATACCATTTCCTACAATTGTAGCAGTTATACCTGTACCACTAATTGCATCTAATGTTGTTTTCAGGTCGCCTAGTATACCAGCTGCTGATACATGTTCTTCATTATTTGAAGAAGTCGGTTGAGGTCTCACCATAGCTAAATTAGCTCTGGATGTAACGGTTACATGACTTTTAATTGTTACAGTAGTTGTTACACCTTTCTGAGACGTATACTGATGTGTATCATTTGTTGTCCAACCTTCTCCACCAAACTGCAGTTTAGCATATGGTGCATAAGCATCATGATAGTTATCATTATCTGAGTCATCAGTAGGTTGAGGTGTACAACGTGTATCCATCTCATATCTAAGATTACTCTTACCCCCTGAACTTCCATTAGGTGGTGAAGTTGATCCTATAGCCGTACCAGTATTAACATTTACATACTCTCTACCCATCCCTTGGCAATCACCATTACTAGATCCACTATAACTGATAGATTCATCAACTACTATGCCAGTAGCACGGGGATATGAAACAGTAGTATTATCTTGAGGATCATAAATATCTAAAGCATATTGCTTACCATATGCTATACTATCTAGTTCTATATAAGCTTCATTAACTAATTTAGGGGACTGCTTATCAGCAGTTGTCAGCATTGCTGTATCTTTCTTTCTATTAACAAAGAACGTTGTCTCATTAATAGTAAGTACCTGTATATCAGAAGACTTCTCATCTGATAGACCAGAGTTATCTAAGTAATTAGCTTTATTTGTTCCAGCAACAAGGGAATAGTCCACTGGAATTGAAGCACCGTCACTACATCTCCAAACATTAACCACCCCTGCATTCGAAACTTGTCCAATATATTGCTCTGTATCTGTTGTATATATGGGGAACCATTTACTATGGGAACCAGTGTCAACAGCATAAGTTTTACTATCTCCGTATGGGTTACTTGTGGTGGTAATATCTTTTACTAATGAACTGCCAGGCCGTTTTGTTAATTGTGTAACAACGTCTGGATATCCATTTAATAAATCTACAACTTGTCCAGGTGCCTTTCTCTCATCTGGTTGAGTAGACATTCCTAAGATATAGTTGCTTATTTTTTGAGTGACACTTGACATTATCTTCTCAGTGCTTGATAAGGTTTGTAAGATTGGTATGCAGATTCATCTGGCCAGCCCATCATGTTATGATCACCTTGGTTACATTCATATTCCATGCAAGCTGCTCTAGCTTGAGCCTCATAAGTTGCTAACATTTTCTGTAGTTGAGCATTAGATACTAACTGTACAGCAGCTCGACCACATGATTTATATATTATATATCTTTGGAAAGGTGCAGGTATATCTTCAAACAATAACCTTCTTACATAATTAAAATAAAAATAATCATCATCAGGAAATTCAAATGTATGATTTACTCTGTCATACACTTTCCATATTCCATCAGAACTATCCTTTCTTCTAACAAAATCACGGGTCCGATCCCAAGCATCTGTACCATCTATAGCCATAACATCTGATGGTATTATAAATTTATTATCAGATGTTTTATCTGAGTTTTTTATATGATATTCTATATTAAATGTCCACCCTTCATTCTGAACATCTTGATTTACTTCTTTAAATATATTATAGATAAATGATATCTCTGGATTATTAAAGTCAAGACCTGATATGGGGGACTGACCGATGCTACCAAGAATCGCATTGACTGCGGATAGTTCGGTATCGAGATCAACTGTTGTGGTAGTCATAGGTATAAATATTTGTGAATAAAAAAAAGGGAGGTACGGATACCCCCCTTTATAAATTATGTGTATTGTCCAGCGACAACTGCACATGTATCAAGCACACCTGATCCACCAACGGTGGAGTATGCTAGTCTTAAGTTTTTAGTTGTGGATGCAACAGCTGATGCGCTGCCTGATCCACTTGTATCAGATGGAGAGATACGAGTTTGTGTACCTTTACATACACCATACTCTCCAACTGCTGTTGGTACTGCCATAGTATTATATTGTTAAGAAACGGTACCTATATTGCCAGGGCTAAGATGCTGCCTACCGTACTCCAAAGGAGTTGGAGGATCTTTCGTCACGGTTTGCTTCACCTTGCCTATCCCACCATAATCAGTTGTGTTTGCGGTATCATAGTTACCTTTAGTTCTGGTTATAGTAGTAGCGGTACCTGGACGAAGTGACATAATTAGCTACGTGCTGAGGTTAATTCAATTGCACCTGCAGGGTTAAGTGTACCTACACCCATTGCAAGACGTCCGACAAGTACATCACCCTGATACAGTACTGATACGTCTCCACCAGTTACTTGGACTTGTGGTCCAATGGCTTCAACAATACCTGCTGCATCACGCTGATAGATTAGACCACAGTGAGTAGAGAAGTCACCATTGTAAGTGTTGTTCTCTCCAGATACTGGGTTAACTGTACCAGCTAGGAAAGGTAAGTTGTTAGAACGCTTAATCTGAATACCAGCTATTTCTACTAGACCTTCACCAGAGGTTAGGTTACCTTGATTGTTACCATAGTCTCTGTTGAGGATGTTAGAAGATACCTGAGATACAAGAGCATAGTACTGACGTGGGTTTAGTACGGCTGTACGTCCTGTCTTAGGTAGGTTCTTTTCATCTAGCACAGCTGCCGCCTCAAAGAAGGCATCCACTAATGCTTGTGCATTGTACTCCTTAGTCACACCAAGCTCGATGGTTGTACCACCTGGCTCTGGTCCTGGAGATGCAGTGATAGGATGTGCTTCACGTGCTGCTAGAGCAATCGTTCTGAAGACCTTCTTATCATATGCTTCAGCCAATGCATGACCAATTTTCTTAGAGATCTCAGATCTCAGAGAGTAATGTGCAAGTGTCTCATCAAGATCATATACGAAAGCACTAGAGATGAGTAGATCATCACACTGGATGGTCTTCTCAGCTACTGGTGGATCGCCTGATCCGAGGATTGGTTCACCTGGAGTATGGTAAGCCGCTTGCATGCGTCCCGTGAAGATGAACTGTAATGATTTACCGTTCTTTAGGGTACGTCTTTG